CTCTTTAAACAAAAGGTCATCTTTTCGTTCTACTATCTTCTTATCAGCGTCTACTGCCATTTGATCAGTCCAATACTGAACAGCCATAGAAAGAGCATCTAATCTATCATCATGAGCTAACGCACCACGTTCCTGTGTTAGTCTTGACATCTGATAGAACAACATATACCGAGTAGCTTTATCTGCTGGGTACTTTTGTGTTGACTTATAGTCAGTAGATATGATACTCTTGTTTACTATAAGTCTATGTTGATTCATTACTGGTTCTAAGTAACTAACTATTCTTTTCTCTTTCTGTGTAGTAGATCTTACTTCTTCTATAGTAACAGGATATATCTTAGTAAGGTATGGTTTAAATAGTTCACTGAACATACCATCACCAAAGTTACTTTCTACTCTGATCTCATTAACTTTATATTTTTTAGCAAGAACTGCTAATGACATAAGTACATCCTTATTATAGCCTCCTTGGAGTCCACCACAGTCTATAACATAGAGATTACCATTAAGCATCTTTACTACAGCAAAGGCTGTCTCATCTTGTCCTCTACCAGCAGGGTCTATGGTCATAATACTGCCAGTATAGTTTATCCAATCTCCAACAACCTCTAAGGGTTCATGATAGTGATCTCCAGGCAGACCAACATTAGGAAGATCTGTAATACGTTTCTCAGTACTCTTAGTCCATATAAGTTTCTCTGGTGCTTTGTCGTTATCAACATCCATTATGATAAGATCTGATAACTTTAGCGGATACCTATCTGCATCACTGAGAGAGGTGTCGAGCATGAACTGTAGGCTGAATCCTGAACGACCATAAGATAGTTCTCTTTCTAAGAGATCCTCGTCGTTAAAGCGTTTTGGGTCTATAGGTTCATTGACACACTCAGGATTGCGATCAAGAGTATCCGCTACAATACCAGCTAATCGGTTGTGGTATTTTTCTCTTTGTTTTTCTGTAGGATATCGGGCGGGCCATATACGAACTTGGTATCCCCGTTCAGGCAACAATTCGTATAGACTCATTTCTGTTTGAGGAGTACCTAAGTACAGTATGCGTCCCTCTGGTTTTAGTATAGCATCAAATTCCTTTACTGCTTCAGAGATCTTGTCTCTCATAGTTTGAGTAGCAGAGTTGTTAGGAATCTCTATATCATCAGCTACGATAAGATCTGCACGACTACCAGCTAACTGACCTGTGATACCTACAGACTTTACAGAAGGACTGTGGGAGGCTTTAGTCGGACCCACATCAAAAGATATTTTTGACATACGTTGCCCCTCCCTTGGACGGAGATGGGCAAGGAGAGGCATTTCGTTTATCAGCCGTTGCGTGAAAGTAGAAAAGTCATCCGCACGGATTTTACTGGCACTGACTACCAGTATCTTCTTTTGTGGGTCCAACAATAACGTGTGGCAACAATAGGCACTTGTAATATAACTCTTGCCTACACCACGGAAAGCTTCAATAACACTACGTTTAACATCAGATTGTATGTATGCTGCCATATCATACTGAACTGGAGTAGGCTCTGGAAGGTTCAGATGCTTCCACACAACAAAAAGAAAGTTGCGGAAGTCTCTCAGTTCATCTGCTATCATAATCTTTTAACTCCGTCCGTTGTATGAATAACTATATACTTAATTCTGGATTAGGTCTTAACCCAAGTTCATTAATACAAACATCAGCTAACCTGCTATATTCGTCTTGCATGGGTTTACCTGACTTTTTTTCTATCTCATCATACGTATAAAGTATCCTGGTTTTATCTAAGATACAATCACAGACCATTCCATTGACCTGGGGTGACTGAGGACTCTTCATGTTGGCTCCTTGATAACACCCCATCCAGAGCATTCTAATCTGCTGTGTCGTGAAGGAACCCTTGGTTTTAATACCTAACGTAGTATTGGGAAATAAAAGAGCCGCTATAAGGGCTGTATGAATTAATATATACTTTATCATTCTTTCTTTTTTATTTTCAATCCGTGCTTGACAGGCTTCTTTTTTATATATTTATTCATAATGCTTTGTACTTTCTTAATGTCAATAGACGGATCTTTAGTTTTTAAAGCTGTTAAAACTTGATTTCTCCTTGAAATATTTTCTATCTTAGGAGTTATCTGTTTTAACTTTTTAATATCATCTGGAGTTAAATCGTGTTGTTTTAATAGTGTACGTAATAAAGACACGCTACCCCCTTCCTTTAGTAAATATCTTCTTAACTATGTGTAACAGACTACGCTTTTTTACAGGTTTAGCAACGACAGGTTTTTTAGCACTACTTATTTTGTCTCGTGCTAGTTTTATTTGTTTAGCGTATGCTGAACGAGCTTCGTCTGTTATAATTCCTTGTAATCTTTTTTTGCTTCCTTGTAAATTAGTCGAACCTCCGTACATATCTTTTACATCCATTCTTACGTTTTCAACCAGTTTTTTTGAATTAGAATCAATACTTGTAAGAAATCCTTGTTTATCATAAAAATCCTGACTAGGCGGTATTCTTTTACGTATTGACGGATTTTCAACTAAACGGGCTGACATACTTTTAGGAAGACCTGGAGTTCCTGGCACTAATTTAAAATCAGGATTTTTTTGTAAAGCCGCAGTGAACGTACCTTTTGTTACATTTTTAACAAGACTTGGAGATTTTGAAGTTTCTAATAATGTTTGACGACTTCCTGAAACAATTTTATTTTTCAAAAACTCTCTATATGCTCTACCTCTTGGTGTAATCTTGAGTGTCGTAGGAGCCACAGGCTTAACAGGAGTAACCTTTCCTGAAGAACCTATGTTACCTATAGTAGCTAAAGAACCAGCACCTACTATCTTTAAGAATGTCCTACGTTTCACAGGGTCCACTACTGACCTCCTCTTATTTCTATTAATTTCTTTTCTTTACAAACGCAAGGATCTTGGTTACACTCTTCGCATATATTGTCAACCATGTTACGTTCTCTCATACCCATTGATTGTTGATAACTAATTCTCTGTTCTCGTTGTTTAAGAGATTCTTGTTTCATCGTGTGTTGGAAAAGGTATAGCGTCAATCAAACTTTTAAATGGAGTATTGTCAACTGGAAGTGACTCAATGTTATTATCTTTGAGAAACTTTACGGCAACTGCGAGATCTGCTGGTTTAGCTTCACCACTCTTAATACGATCTAGTAACTCTTGAGCTACTGCGGTATGGAGTGTGGATAGTGTTTCGTGTGTTGAAGACATCATCTATCTCTTAATTGGTTTAAACTTGATTGTATAATTTTACTTACGTGTTTTGCACGGCCTTTACGTTTTAATTTATTAAATCTTTTATTTCCATGTTTACCGACTCTTTCATTAGCATCTATCACATTCATAGTTGTGTCATAAGCGGCTAAAACATTTAAAGCCCCTCCTCCTACTTTAGTTCCTATACTAAGAGCGTTTCTAACAGGTACTGGTACTGTATTCCATAATTTACGTATTGGTCCAACTCTGGGTTGTTCAATAGCCATTGACGTTTTCATATTCTTTACAGGAATCTTAACAGACTGTCTTGCATTAGCAATAAGCTGTTTACCTTTGTTTATTGAACTGAATATGTTACGAGCCGATTGAGCTAATTCTTTTTTGGAAGTTTTAAGTTGCCTGTTGGTCCTAACACTTTGAGCAATACGTTTAGCACTTATGTTAATAGGAATACTTAGGTCAGCCATAGATGGAGCTTGGTTTCCTCCAGCATCTATTCGTTTTTGAATACCTTGTGGTGATCCTATAGAATCCTTTTTACCCATAGAAGTGAACCAACGTATATTCTTTTTACCCATGTAATCCTTCTTGGTATACAGTTTTTCCGTTATTTTTTACAGCAGTCATTGCTTTTTTTCTGTTGCTTCCATCACGATTATATGATACATGAACCCATCCACTTGTAGGTTCACCAGCAGTGTAGAACTCCAGTATTAATTGGTCAAAGTCCAGATTGCTGTTAATCCATTTGGCTAACTCAAAGTTATCTACAGCAGGACATT